GTTTCGGCCGCGACCTTGGCGATGGCCGACTTCTGATCAGGCGTCGTCGTGTCCGGCACCTGAATCGTCAACATCGGGAACGTCGCCGACCGAATGATCTCGTCGAGTTCTGACTCGGCGTTGAACATCCGCCGCATCAGGTCCGCAATGACAGAGAACGGCCCGAACGACGGGAAGTCGCCATGCTCTGTGAAGATCAGAACCGGACACTCGCCCAGGCCGTGCGCGCCCTCTGCCAGCACTTGGCGCTGTCCGTTGCGGTCCTTTTCGGCCTTCTCCGCGCGCCATTCCAAGCGGTCGAAGTGCCAGACGCAATCGACCCGCTCTCCTTCGTGCTCGATGGTCCCGGTGAACTCGACGTGCTTGAACTTGCCGTCGTCGCCCAGTTCGTAGTCGGTGACTGACTCCGGGAGGATCTGCGTCCAGAAGGGCAGCCGGCGCTGGCTGATCTGCTCGCCCATCGTCGGCGGCAGCTCGCGCGGCATGTCGACCAGCAGCAGCATCGACCCGCGGGCCTTGGCCTGGACGGCGAATTCGCCCATGAACACGTCGATGGCATTGCCCTTGCCGTCCACGTCGTCGGCCATCCGCGGGAACAGGTCGCCGGGCATCTGGCGCGACGGCGCCCGGGTCGACAGGTAGCCGACGAAGCGCGCGCAGGCCCTGGACAGCGGGCCATCGTGGAAAGCGACAACGTTGCGCCGGGCGAACTTCTCCGCGCTCTCTCGCGGGTAGCGCACCAGCGCAGTGGGGCCTGAGATCTGCGGCGTCGTGGTGTCCTGGCCAGACACGACCGGGCGAAACGGCCCATCGCCCCGCAGCGCGTGGCCGATGAACTGGAAGCGCGCGCTCGGATTGGCGGACATGGACGGCCGGCGGATTTCGACCGCGTCAGTCTCACCGGCTGATGTCTCCAGTTAGGAGACGCTCACTCGCTAGCCTCCCTCGCACCGCAACTCCAGGCGCGAGGCCGATGGACATCGCAAAGCTGAAGGACAAGCTCGGGGACGAGACGTTCGCCGAGCTGCAGGGCTACGTGACCGATCTGGTGGGGCAGCGCGATGCAGCCCGCACGGAATCGATCGAGGGCCGAAAGAAGCTGAAGTCGGAGCGTGATCAGGCGGTGGCTACCGCCGCAAAAGCGCTCGAAAAGCTCGGCGTCGATTCGGCCGACGAACTGGACAGCCTGCCCGACGCCAAAGGCCAGGCCGAAGCCCTGAAGCAGTACGAAAGCCGGCTCAAGCGCTCAAACCAAGAGCGCGACGAGTTCAAGAAGGCCTTCGAGGAAGAACAGCTCAGCAGGCGAGAAGACAAGAAGCAGATTGCGCTGGCAACGGCGATGCAAGGTCACGAATTCGTGGCGCCTGATGTCGTTCTGGCTTATGCCGATCGGCGGATGGTCTGGGAAGGCGAGGACTGGCAGTTCAAGACTGACGACGGCAAGTTGCTGTCGCCAAAAGACGGCTTTGCAACCATCGCCAAGAGCCGGCCGGAGTTGCTGAAAGCAGCGGGCACGGGAGGTGCCGGCGTTCGCCAAGCCAACGCGGGAAGCGGGGGCAAGTCAATGACCGAAGCCGAATTCAACGCCAAGTCACCGCGCGAGCAAGCGCAACTCATGGCGTCTGGATACACCTTGACCGACTGACAGGAGCCATACCGTGCCCAACGTCTTCACCTCTCTCGCCCCCGTCCTCTTCAGCGCCGCGCAGGAAGTGGCCGCCGAGCCCTTCGGCGTCATCGACAGCGTGAACGCGAACTTCGACTCGAAGGGCGTCGCCATCGGCGATTCCGTCGTCGTGCCCGTCGCGCCCGTTCGCGCGGCCGGCGATTACACCCCCGCGATGACCACCACGGCTGGCACCGACGCCACCGCCTCGTCGGTCAGCGTGACGATCGACTACAACCGCCATGTTTCGTGGAACCTGACCGGCGAGCAGATCCGCAGCCTGCAGAACGGCGGCAACTACGAAGAGTGGGTGCGCCAGCTCATCGCGCAGGGCATGCGCACGCTGCGCAACGAGGCCGAGGTCTTCGCCGCGACCGCGATCTACAAGGCGGCCAGCCGCGCGGTTGCCACGGCCGGCACCACGCCTTTTGCGTCCACGCTTGACGCCTTCGTCGATGCACGCCGCGTGTTGCGCGACAACGGCGCCCCGATGGCCGACCTTCAGTTCGTCATGAACACGGCCGCCAGCTCGAACCTGTTCAAGCTCGGCGTCATCCAGCAGGCATACCAGGCCGGCAGCGAAACCGAGCGCCGGCAGGGCGTGTTCCTGCGTCAATACGGTTTCATGGTGAAGGAGTCGGCCGGCATCGTGACCCACACCAAGGGCACAGGCACCAGCTACCTCGTCAACAACGCCAGCACCATCGCGGTGGGCGGCACGACGATCGCAGCGGACACCGGCTCTGGCACGATCATCGCCGGTGACGTGGTGACGTTCGCCGCGGACGGCAACAACAAGTACGTCGTCAACACGGCCCTGGCCGGCGGCAGCTTCGCCATCGGCGCCCCTGGCGCCCGCGTGTCCATCCCGGACAACAACGCGATCACCGTGGGCAACAACTACACCGCGAACATGGCATTCGAGCGCAACGCCGTGGTCGCGGTCATGCGCCCGCCCCTGATCCCGGAGAACGCGAACATCCAGCAGCGCACGATCAGCGACGGCCGCGGCATGACCTACCTGCTGGTCCAGGTCACCGGCGACGGCATGGTGACGTGGCGCTTGCACCTGGCCTCCGGCTTCAAGGTCGTGCAGCCCGAGTTCGTCTGCAACGTGCTGGGCTGATCGGTGGCCCGCAAGCCTGCCAGCGCCGCAACCGGGGAGGATCAGCCCTCCCCGGGCTGCGTGTTCATGTGGCGCAAGGACATCGACACCGGCGACGTGCAGCGCGCCGAAGTCGATGCCTTGCACGGTTCCGTCGAGGTCATGGCCGCGCAAGGCTGGAGCCTCGAACCCATCAAGGATTGAGCCATGGCGACCGCCGAAAACGCGAAACTGCAATACGAGGCCGGTCAGACGGCCACCGCCATGTCGGCACTCACCGACAGCGGCGACCGAACCACCTTCACCAGCGCGGCCAGCCTCTGGTCGCAGCGCAGCGGCTATGCCCCGGTGATCCGCCCGAACGGCGTGCTGACCGGCTTCGCCGTGTCCACGCATGCGTCGAACGACACCGTGACCGTTGCCGCGGGCACGTTGAACCTGAACGGCGTCGTCACCTCGGTGAACGCCGGGTCGGCCACGATCACGCGCGGCGCCAGCAGCGATACGCACAACATCACGTCGATCATCATCAACAGCTCCGGCGCCATCGCGGCCGTGGCCGGCACCGACTCGACGGCCTTCAGCGAGACGCGCGGCGCGGCCGGCGGCCCGCCGCTGATCGCCGTCGATGCGGTCGAGATCGCCCAGGTCCGCACCACCAGCGTGACTGCTGCGGTCGTTGCTGCCTCGGAGATCTTCCAGGTGGTGGGCACCCACCGCGAGCGCGCCGACTACCCCCCGTATACGGTCGACTACTCCGGCGGCAAGATCACCTACGTCGACGCCCTGCCGGCCGCCCACACCGGGCCGACCGCCAAGCGCACGTTCGCCAGCTACGCCGCGCCGGTCTTCTCCGACGTGTCGCTGGCCTCCGACTTCGTGCCGCCGGAGACGTCGCACTCGGTCACGTCGACGCAGATCTACGGCACCACGCTCGGCAGCTCGTCCAGCACGCTCAACCAGGGCAGCTTCACCGCCTACCTGAACGATGGCGTGAGCGACCCGCTGGTGGCGCTGAAGAACCAGATCCTGTGGTTCCGCTTCTACCCGGACCGCTACGCCAGCCCCTACATGCTGACGCAGGGCAAGCTGGGGATCTCGCGCACGTTCCCTGCCGCCGACGGCATCCAGGCCGCCTGCACGATCAGCGCGACGCAGGCCGCGAGCGAGGTGAGCTGATGCCCTTCGACGCTGCTGCCTTCGAGCGCGCGGAGTTCAAGCCGCGGACGGCCGTCGTCGAGGTGGAGGCGCTGGCCGCCTTCTTCACCGATGGCGAGCCGGCGCGGTGGACGGTGCGCGGCCTGTCCGCGTCCGAGTTGCACCGCGCCATGGAGGCTGGCAAGCGCCAGGGCAGCGTCGAGGCCATCGTTCGCGCCATCGCTACCGGAGGCGACCAGGCGCAGGCCGTGCGCAAGGCCCTGGGCCTGAGCGCGGACACCCCGGGCGAGATCGCCAAGCGGCTGGAAATGCTCGTCATGGGCAGCGTGTCGCCCAAGGTCGAGTTGCCCATCGCGGTCAAGCTGGCCGAAGCCTTCCCGGTCGAGTTCCTGGGCCTGACCAACGAGATCACGGAGCTGACCGGCAAGGGCGCCGAGCTGGGAAAGCCCGAAGCCGCCTCGCAGCCGATCACGGCTTGATGGCCAGCATGCAGCTCATCGAGCAGCGCGGCGGCTTCCTCTACATGCACCGACCGGACGTGATCCCGCAAGGGTTCGTGACCGACGAAGAACTGGCGCTGTGGGCCGCCTATTTCGAGCGGACCCGCGGCACGAAGTGACAAGGAGCCCCGGCGGTGGCTGACCTGAAAAAGACCGTCGAGATCCTGTTCCAAGGCGACGACCAGGCGTCGTCGAAGGCCGCGCAGGTCATCGACAAGGTGCGCAGCCTGGAGGACACCTCGAAAGGCGCGTCGGTCGAAGCGTCGAAGCTCGGCGACAGCCTCGAAGGCATCGGCAAGAAGTCGGCCGCCATCGACGCGGCCAGCAACGCGATCAAGGCGCTGGCGGCCTCGCTGGTCGTCAATGCGTTCATCGACGCCAATGTCGCGCTGGAACGATTCGAGCGCGGCCTGCGCGCGCTGAACGGCGCCAGCGCCGACACGGCCGGCGAGTGGCGCTATGTGGTCGACCTGGCGAACCGCCTCGGCCTCGAGCTGCGCAGCACCGCCGACGCCTATCTCCAGCTTTCCGCCGCGACCAAGGGCACGGCCCTGGAAGGCGAGCAGACGCGCGAGATCTTCGAGGCCGTGTCCAAGGCCATGGGCGCGCTGGGCAAGTCCTCCGCCGACACGGAGGGCGCGCTGCTGGCCATCTCGCAGATCGTCAGCAAGGGCACGGTGAGCCTCGAAGAGCTGCGCGGCCAGCTTGGCGAGCGGCTGCCTGGCGCCTTCCAGCTTGCGGCCAAGTCCATGGGGGTCACGACCGAGGAACTGGACAAGCTCGTCAGCTCTGGGAACCTGGCCGCCGTCGACTTCCTGCCGCGCTTCGCGCAGGAACTGAACCGCGCGTTCGGTGGCGCAGAGTTCGAGGGCTATACGGCGTCGCTCAACCGGCTGAGGAACACGATCGACGCCGCCTTTGTCAACATCGGAAAGGCAGGCGCCTTCGATGTGCTGATCGGCGGCATCAAGGCTGTGACCGCGACGATCACCGGCGCCGTGTCGGCGGTCAAATTCTTCGGCGAACTGATCGGGAACTTTCTTTACCTGCTGGAGACCTCCGGCAACAGCAAGTACGGCATCTTCGGCGCCGACTGGAAGGGCTTTGCCAACAACGTGGTTGAGTCTCTGGACAAGGCCGCGGCAGGAACGCAGGACATCCGCGAGGCATTCACCAGCGCTGGCGATGCTGGCGCCAAGGCTGGAGACCAAATCAGGGCCGGCATGGAGGCCACCAAGAAGCCGACCGACGAGGCCGGCGCGGCGACCAAGGAGCTGGACGCCCTGCTGAAGAAACTTGGCGTCGACCCGAAGAAGACCAGCGAAGGCATCGCGCAGATCGCGGCCGATCTGGAGGCCCTGGCGAAGAACCCGAAGTCGAACGGCGAGCAGTTCGCGCTGGCCTTCGAGGCGGCCATCAAGAAGGCAGCCAACCCGGCCAGCCTGTCGACGCTGCAGAAGTCGCTGTTCAACGCCTTCGAGTCCGGCAAGATCAGCGCCGAGCAGCTCGAAGCCGGCCTCAAGAGCCTCGACACCACCTACGCCAAGCTGGAGGGCTCCGGCAAGAAGGCCGGCGCAGGCGTCGACGAGGTGGCCAAGGCCATGGAGCGCCAGGCCAAGGAGACGAAAGAGGCCGAAGAGAAGGCCCAGGCCTTCCGCCTCGAAATGGAGAAGCTGGCCAGTAATGAGCGCATCAAGCTCATCGAGGCCAAGGTTACGCTGAACGTCGCGCAGATCGAAGCCGACACCAAGCGCATCGAGGCCAGCTTCGAGTCGATCAACAACACCGTCACCAGCACCGGCGACCTGCTGGGCGACCTGTTCGGGCTGCTGAAGGACTATGACTCGCTCTCGTTCGCCGCGATCCGCCTGATCGAAAAGCAGATCGAGCAGGAGAACGCGGCGCGGCAGTCGGCCCTGGGCGACCAACGCAAGCTGATCGACGCGCAGATCAAGGAGATCCAGGCCAGAACACGCGCCATCGAGAAGGGTGACAGCGTGATCAAGGTCGACGGCGCCGGCCTACAGCCGCACCTCGAAGCCTTCATGTGGGAGATCCTGCGGACGATCCAAGTGCGCGCGAACCGCGACGGCCTGGCCATGCTGCTGGGGAACTGACCATGCTGCACTTCATCAGCACCACCACCTATGACCCGCTCGGGCATGTCGCGCTCGACTGCGTGCCCGAGCAGACGGCCGGCGAGGTGCGGCGCCGCATGAACCGGGTGGCCACCCTGGACGGTGGGGCCGTGGTGAACGACTACGGGTTCAGCGAAGCCGACCGCGTGATCGAACTGCGCTGGCAGCCGGTCGATGCCTTCACCGAGGCGAACGTCGAACGCCTGGTGCGCACGTACAACCGCTTGATCGTCGCCACGCCGACCGGCTGCTGGCTGACCGCCCCCGAATACTTCGCGCCCGCGGCCGACGAAAGCACGCTCCGGTTGCTGGCCCTCGAAAAGCTGTCCGACTGACCGGAGCCCGCCATGCCAGCGCCCGCCTCACCGACCTACAGCGCCGCCGCCAAGGTGGCCGCGCATACCTCCTTCCGTGACCTGCTGGACTCTGGCAGCGGCGCCGGTAGCGCCAAGGTGCGCGACGCCTCCGACGTGCTGCTGGTCACGATCCCGCTCGACGACCCCAGCGGCACCGTCAACGGCACCACTGGGCAGCTGACGCTTGACTTCCCGGCGGCGGCCAACGCGGCGGCCAGCGGCACCGCAGCCTATGCCGAGCTGTGCGACAGCGACGGCGACGTGCATCTGGCCATCCCGTGCCAGGCCGGCACGTCGGCCGTGTCGGGGAAGTTCGTCCTCAACACGCTCGCCAT